AGTTACTGTAGAGGTAGAAGGAAAAGTAAGGCCAGTTTCAGCCACACCGTCTACCGTTACACTAAGTTCGCTAGTGTCAGTGTATGTAAAGGGGATGTTGAACGTAGTAGTACTGTTATCCCCTGTATAGTTATGATATGAAAAAGCCATTGCTTATCCTTCTAATTTCGTCAATGTTGTAACTTTAGATTAGTCTGCTAACCTAGCTGATGCGTTTAGTAATTGCCTAGCTCCATAGAGAGAAGAGAAAGGAAGTAATCTTAGTATACTACGTAGCTCTGATTCAGTTAAATCATTACCAGCTATAGCCTGTCCAATATCTTTTACTCCTGCTAGAGTACCTACTAACATTGAAGCAGCAGCAGGTGTTACAGCTTTAGTAGAACCATCCATAGCTCCTGTAGATACCTCATATACATAATGAAACATAGAAGATGGACCCATCTGACCTAGTGCGCCATACATTACATTACCAAACTTCATACGTTCTTCCATATACTCATCTCTGTCGCTACGGCCTAGTGAGTTCATATGAGAACGAGCAATGTACATAAGAGTACCTAGTGCAGCACCTGATGTCAAAATCTTTGCAACATCTACAGCATCTCCATTAGCCGCACGTACAGCAAAGCGTCCTGCTTGTTGCTCTAGCGAAGCCATAGGGAATGATAAGAATTGAAATAAACTCTTACCTACTTCACTACGTAGCCAGTAACTAACAGAACCATTATTAACTTCCTGTACAGACTGTAGAGACTCACGCCTAGCCGCACGAATAAAGACATTCTTAGCCGCCTGACCTGCTGGTGTATTATCCCACGCATTAAGATTAATAGAATCTAAAGTATCACCATCTACAAACTGAGAGTGTTTTCTAATTTGATTGTTAATCTCAAGAGCTACTTCATCTGTGATACCCATTTGCTCACGCTTAATAGCTGAAAAGGCTACTTCACCTCTCTGTGCTTTCATTGCTACTTCTGTTGCAAAGTTATAGGTAGATAATCTTCGTAGCATATCTGTTACACCCTGAAGACCAGAAGCCATAGACACAAAGATACGTGCCTTACCTAACATCTCATCTAATCTAGTTACTTCACCAGACCCAATAAAGTCTTCACCTTCAGCAATACCACCTTCTAATCTGTTACGTTGTGATGTAACCTTAACAAGCATACCATCACCACCAGAACCAGTAGCAACTAACATTTCATGTGCTAACTTGTTCTTTAGTTTTCCAGTAGATGCGTCAAGAATTAAGTTCTTAAACTGAGGAGCAGTTTTAAGTAGGGTTTCAAAAGAACTTTCAAACACTACGTTACTAAATTCCATGATAGCTGACATACCTGCCATACCCATGTTAGCAACAAAGCCATATTCACGTACACGTGCTAGTGTTCTTTGAGTACCTGCTGAGAAACCACTTTCATAAGCTAGCTTACCTGTAACACTCTTATATAAAAAGTCTAGTTGCTTACGTGCATTATCAGCATCAGGAGTACCAGTAGGTAATTTACTTAAAAGAGTATCAAAGTTAGAACCAAGTGTATTAGTATTAATACCATTCTGTGCTAGTCCTACTGCACCTGCTACTTGAAACAAGTAACTTTCGTGTAGACTTCTTGCATTACGTTCTAGTATATCTGACATCTTTAATGTAAACACTTCACCATCTGCACCCTTAACAGCTAGTGAAAAACCTTCGTCAAGACGCATACGATGTTTAGTGCGAGGGTGTCCTTTAACGGGTATGTTCTTAGATAGTACGTCTAACATTACATCAACGTCTTCATCAGCGATACCTGCGGCCTTTAAAGCTGCTTTAGTATCATCCATATCAGCTATACCATCACCAAGTTTACGAAACTCATTACTAGAAGGAGTTAAGAAACCTTTGGCATATCCACGTGCCATAGCTCTAATAAAAGTATTTACTTTCTTTGTAGTAACACTCTTCTTACCAGCGTCCTTTAGAGCCTTTGTTACAGTTTTAACAATGTCTTTCTGTTCGCTTCGTATAGCACCTTCCATTAAGTCTACAAACGCAGGGTTAATATCTCCCTCAACATCAGGAAGCTTGGCTGCTGTCTGTTTAGTACCTAGTCTAAACTCAGCTATGTTAGTTCTATTAGCTTTACGAGGTAAGTAGTTCTTAATGTTACCCATCATCTCAGGAAGAAAGCCAGCAGCATTAGCGTCAACAGCCATCTGAGCTACTTTGTCTTTAGCAATCTCATAGATTTTAGATATTCTCTTAATCTCTTCGATAGCGTTAGGGTCAGGTACACGACCATAATCACCTACTAAGTCTTCTACTTGGCTTACCCTAAGGTTAAGTTTCTTTGCCGCAGAATCATAAAGCTTACCTAGTTCTACAGCGTCTGGTAGCTGTGTAGTAGTGATAATCATATCACGTGTTTCTAGTGCGTTACCACCTACTACACCTTTACCACCCTTGACACCTAAACTATCTAAGGCTAAACCCCTACCTAGCCAACGTGTAAGACCATCTGTAGAGTTTATAATTGGTGCTATAGAAGCCACTAAACCTCTGGCTTTTACAAACCTACCACGTTGTGCAGGAGTAGCTTCAATCTCTTCTGGTGTCATCTCAGTAATATCTTTACGAGTTACACCTGCTGTACTGCTTCCTACTGTTTGTTGTAGGGCTTCATCAGTGCCTGTACCGAAGTCATCATTACGGTGAGCTAAGTCAATAAAGTGATTAGCTAGTACTTCATCAGAAGCAGCTTTTAATACAGCTTCGTCCTGAGGTGTAAGCTCTTCACCATTGGCTCTCTTCTGAGAAGCACGTAGTATCTGCTGTTTCTTAGCTGAGTATACCGCATACTTACTTACGCCATAGTTAATCGCACCACCTATAGAGGCAGCTAACATAACATCTCGTCCAGTGACTTGATGCACAGTCTGTGCGCGTAATAGCTCAAGACCTGCTTGTTCAGCAGCACCTATACCAGTAGCACCTATATAGTACTTTACTTGAGGAGCTACCTTACTTAGAAACTTATAACCCTTAACACCTAAGAAGGTAGCCGTGCCAGTGACAGGTGCAAACTGAGGTTGCATAGCTGACACGGCGGCGGCAGTAGCAATAGCCGCACTAGTATCTACAGGGTCTAAAGCGTACCCTGCCATACTACCTGTAAAGTAGGAGCCATCACCCTGTGCTGTTCTAGCACGTGACTCTTCTACTATACCTATCTCATGTGCTACCTTACGTGCAGCCCCTGTGCCTTTGTTCACACCAGCATCTATAACCTTTTGAATAAGGTTAGTATCAGTATAACCTGCTGTTAATTCTCTAGCAATGTCAGTACTAAAGGGTGTATTGTCCTCAGGAACATCAGAAAGAAGTCTGACTGTTGAGGCAGTAGTTCCTTCCGCAAACTGTTGATTGACAAAACCACTAATAAATCCAGATGAAGCTTTCTTAGCTTTCTGTGCAGCCTTCTCCATTTCAACAGAGGTAAATCTACCGTTTATGGGAGAGGGGGACATGCCCCCAAATCCCATGTCTGCTATGGTCTTCTCAAAAGTTTCATCAGCCATTAGTTTTCCTTTATGTTCCTTTTACAAACCTAGCCATTTCATTAGCTCTGTTAGGTGTCTGAGTGTGCCACCCTGTCTTAGTTTGCTTACCGTTCTTTACATTAAACAGCATGTGTTTAGAAGCTTCTTCAAGAGCTTTTAGTTGTTTAGTAGAACCAGTAGGTAGGCCAGACGCTTTCTTAATAGCAGTCATAAACTTAGGCCATTCATCTCTTACGTTTTGTCTCCCCAACTGGAAAGCCATACTTGTAATACCTAACTGTGTACTCTCTGGTAGTTTATCAAAGTTATCTATTTCAGTTTGCATGAACTTAGTAATCTTTGACACCTTAAGCTTCATAACAGCCTGTGCTTCTGGCTCTGTGATGTTATTGACATCTTTAATCAATGCCTTCTCATCAGCTTCTAGTGATGGTAGATAGAAACCATATCCCACAGATTTATTCTTACCGTCTGGATATGGGTTAGCTTTGAAGTCTTCCTGTACCTGAATAAGGTTGGTAGCTTTATCTGCTACATTATCACCTTGAAGAGGTGTATTGTCTACAGTACTATCAGTAAAAGTTCTTTCAGATATTTCAGAACTAGGGACTACTACTTCACTAGGTATTACTTCAGAAGCTTCTGCTGTATCATCTGTAAAGAAGTCTGTTACACTATCAACAACGTCAGAGGCTGTATCTGATAGAGACTTTCCTACGTCAGAGATAGATTCAGCTATAGAATCTAATAAGGCAGAAGATGTTTCATCAACAACAGTAGGGTCTAACCCTTTACCTGCTAGTTTTTCCCTAGCTCTGTCTAGTATAGCATTTCTTTGTTCTTCTGCAAATGCATTAGAACCTGCAAACGCTGTCTCCATGTCCCTTCCAATGTCCATGTTAGCAAGTCTGTCTCCTAGAAACTCATCAACACTAGACATCTCAGCAAAACTCTTACTGGTTGTAGGAGTAAAGTCTAATACTTCCTCATCCATGTCTAAGGAACTAAGACCTAACTCAGACTCAGGAGTAGAGGCTGTAATAGGAGCTACAGTTTGCTGATGGTTAGCTATCATATTATCAATAAACTTATACCTAATCTGCTTATCAATAGTAGTCATATCTATCGTACCAATACTACTTCTAAAACCAGTAGGCATCATCTTACCATCACTATCAGTTTCTATAACATAAACATCTAACTGATTAGAATTGTTTAAGCTGTTAGAAACGTTTAGTGTGAAACCAGCTACTTTCTCATACGAGACACTTTCGACACCAAAGGTAGAAGTAGGACGAGCTACAGTTTTAGACTGTATACTAAAGTTTTCTTGAATAGCTTTAACAAACTCTGGATTATCCATAGCTATGTTCAAGGCTGTCTCAGCCCCCTTCACACTACGTTCAGTGTGCGACCCACTTTCTGCCTTGATTCCTACATAAGTACCATCAGGTTGTTCTAGTACTTGGTAGTCTTCCACTACCTTTTTAACAGCGTAATCCATAGCCTCTTTTTCTGAGTACATACCTAAGCCACTGCCCATTCTAATTCTAGCTAACTTACGAACATCAGATTTTATAACACCCATGTTAGATATTTCATCCAAATTAGTAAAAGTAAATATACC